AATTAAACTTTCTATTCCAGAAATAACTCCATTTAGCATCCCTATAGCTCCGTTTGCCATTGCCTTAAAAGCTCCGACAAATAAATCCTTAAGACCATTTAAAGCCTTTTTCCAGTCTCCAGTAAATACTCCAACTAAGAATGTGATTAATCCTTTAAATGCAGTTTTTAAATTTCCTACTATTGTTTCAAATGCAGTAAATACATTTTCAAATATAGGTTGAAACGTATCAATTAAGAAGCTTCCTATTGGTACTAATATATCATTCCATAGTAATTGAAATATTTCAATTACTGATTGTATTTTTTCTGTCACAGAAACAAAAAGTACTGTGAATATTTCCACTAATCCATCTAATGCTGTAAGAAGTACCTCTCCAATTGTTTGTGTAAGCGGAACAATCACGTTTTTCCACAGTATTGTTAATATATCTGAAAGTACCTGAAATGCTGGTGCTAAAACGCTTGTAATAAAATTTCCTAAAGGAACAAGAACATTATTCCAAAGTGCAGAGAATACAGTTGCTAACTTAGGAAGTATATTATTTCCAATAAATGCAAGCGCTGGATTGAGCATATCATTCCAAATACTCACAAATACTCCACCAATAAAATCAGATAAAGGTTTTAATATTTCCTTTAATTTTTCCCATCCTGCATTTAAGTCTGGAAGTATTTTATTTGCAAACAATTCTATAGTAGGTTGTAAACCATTTTGTATAGATTCTTTTGCATTGGCAAAGCCCTCTCTAACGGATTCGCTGTTTTCATATGCTGTTTTCAATCCTATTCCAAGTGCCGTGATCACTGCTACTAAAGCTGCTATAGGTGCTGCCGCTGTTCCAAAAACTGCTGCGATGCTTTCTCCTAACGTTCCGGCACCACCTTGTACTAAAGAAAATACTTCTCCGATTTTTGAAAATAAACCAAGTCCAGCCGCTCCATTTGCAATTCCTTTTCCTTTAAATAAAGTCATTATGTTTGCCAGACTAGAAAGCGTTACAAGTGCCGCTGTTGCTCCCTGCAATGCAACTAAAGCTACTTTTAAAGCAATGATAGCTTTTGCAATTTTTTCAAATCCGTTTGCAACATCTTCTGGTGTAACTTTATCCATCCAATTTTCAACAGATTTTAAGAAACCCTCAAATGCTTCACTGTTCAAAAAGTTTGCAAGTGCGTCTGATATTCTTCTGATGAATATAACAAGTCCTTCGCCGACCGTTTCTGCAAATGGCTCTAAGTGTTTCCAAAACTCCTGCAAATTATTTCTAAGAGAATCCCAGTCAACCTTGTTGTTAAAGTCAATGAATACTTGTAATAAGTCTGGAAGTCCTTTTTCAAGTGTCCATTTTCCTAAAGGCAATAAAACCATTGTATAAAAATCTGTTAATATTCCAGATAATGTATCAAATACAGGAATAAGTGACTTTGTAAACTCTTCAATTCTGCTAAGTAAGGGAGAAAAGTCTAATTTTGATGACCATGTTACTGTAGCTTCTGCCGCATCATGGATATTAGAAACAATAACACCTATGATATCTCTAATGTTTTCTAAGATATGTAATCCTGCGTTATTTTCTTCCCATGCTTTTCTAAAATTATCCGCAATGTTAGATACTGATTGACCTATATCGCCAATAATATGCAGAATATTATTAAAGATTTCTATCGTTTCTGGCTGTTGCCATACTTCCAGAAAATCTCTTCCTACAGACTTTGCAAGTTCTCCAATACTTTCCAAAGCCTTTTTCCATGAATCAAATACATAATTTCCGTTTGTATCCCATGATTGTTTTAATGGTTCAAATAGACGTTCAAATATACTCTTTATTTTATCTGCAAGATCAATGTATTTCTGTTCAACTTCTTCTGTGTCAAACATGTCCTTTGGATTAGTAACGCTTCCTGCGCCACTATCTCCACTATTAATATTTAACTCATCTATTGCAAGCGTTTTAGCCGCTTTACTTGCTTTCTTCAAACTTTCTGCGAAATTATCTGTAAGAACAGTAGCTTTTATCCATGTTCCGTTGCCTGTAAGTGCAGATATAAGCTGATTAATTGCATTAGTAGCGGATATGCAAGCCTGTATAATTGCGTTTATAGCTGGTGTAAAAACATTTAGTACAGGACTTACCGCTGCCGCAAAACTGTTTTTTAACTGATTAAGACTATTAACCAGTAATGACATGCTTGCGTTTGCTTCGTCCGAATACTGTACAAGATTCTGCATACCTGTCTTAACGCCGTCAATAACGCCACGCAAAGCCATTCTGACAATCATGAGCTTCAACATTTTAGAAGTTCTTAACAAGCTCTTAGCAAGTCCTACATTTGTAACATCGAATCCTTTTAATGCCGCTCTTGCTTTTTTCGTAGGCGCAACTACTGACAGCATTCTCTTAGCAAGGTTGTTAAGTTTTTTATTCAATCCGTTTAAGGAAGAATGCACAGAAGAAACTGCTTTTTTCATTCCACCTATGCTTTCTTGGAATCCTTTTGTATTGAGATTATATCCACCTGATAAGGACAATTCTTTCTGTTTCTGAATCAGCTTGTCATATTCAGACTGTAATGCTTTTAGCTCTACCTGTTTCTTTTTAAAATCGAGACTTGCACCGTAAAACTGCATTGACTGTGATTTCTTGTTAATAGAATCAACCATATCACTGTATTGCTTCTTGATTTTCTCAATTTGCTTCTGTAACTTCTCCATGTTGTCAGTAGGCACGGTTATTTTTAAATTTGATAGCTTTTCTCCTAGTGAAGTTACCTGTCTAGTTACTTCATTCAGCTTAGGCACTTTCAAATCTAACTGACCTTTAGAACGTGCTTCTTCAACCTTTGCTTCATACACATCAAGGGTCTTTGTAAGCTGTTCAATCTCATAAGCCATGCTCTGCATGCGCTGTGTATTCATGTTAGCACCTAAGTCAGATAGTTTCTCTTGCTTATTTAAAAGAGTGATGAGTTTCTTATTTAGTTCATCAACCCACTTTTCCATTTCATAAAAATTTCCAGAAAATTCCAAAGGCTTAACGTTTTTTAAGACATCAGAAAAAGTGGTTGCTTCTGTGGTCGTGTCTTTCAAATATTCGTTCCATCTTGCCGTATTATCTGCCATTTCTTTTGATAAATCAGCAACGTTTGACATGCTTTCTCTAACTTTTTCGTATGCAGATGAATCAACCGTATTCTTAGGCATTACTGCTCTCTGTGCCAATTTAAGAAGTTCTTCTTGGCTTTGCAATGGCGTAGCATTTTGTATTTTCTGTTTTTTAATCAAATCCAAAGCATTTTGCGCTTCTTTTATTTTAACAACCAATCTCTCAATGCTCTTGACCTGTTTATCTGCACTACTGGTAGCCATGATGCGTTGTAACTGGTTCTGCGCATTCATAAGCTGTTTTTGGTACTTATTGGTTTCTGCCGTAATTTTTGAAAAATCAACATTTGGAGTAAGTGCAGAAAACTTTTTATTCATTTCTTCTACTATACTGGAAATGTTCTTTTTCGCCTGTTCTGCTGGTTTCTGAATATTCTGTACAGCTTTCCCAGCCTTTGCCATAGCCTGTGCAGTCTTAGCCTGTGCGTTCTGTGCAGATTTGGAAATACCGTTCATAGATGCACTATCCACTTTTGCCGCATCTGCAAATTTCTTAAATGCATCTTGATTTTGAATTGAACCCAGTTTTTTATCAAGTTCTCCCAATTTCACACAAAACTTATCAATTGCATTTGCCGCCTCTTTTGCACTTGCTTTTATTTTAATATCAAGTGAATCTATTTCTCCCATACTGCACCCACTTTCAACTGTTAAAGTAAGTGGCTATCTCCAACCGATAGCCAGTAAAAAGGGCAGTAGACTATGACCTCTACCGCCCCTGTGTTATCTTTTCAGATATTCTCTTGTTACTTTTCCTGCCTTGCAATCCACCGTGATTCCTACACGTTTTTGGAAAACTCCGATTGCACTGGCTGTATCATTTCCCAATATACCATCAATGTTGCTCTTGCCTTTTGCATTTGTGGCAGGCAGGCACTTATGATAGATAAGTTCCGTCTGTAGCCATTTCACATCATCCCCACGCATACACGGGAATGTCTTGTACAATGTACGTGTAGGCTCTGCATATGGGTTATTGTGCGTGTCGTAGACGGTCTGTAATTCGTTTAATTCACGATACCATATATTCATATCAACGTTGCCATTAATGCCGTTTACAACGCCTTTAGACGTGTATTGCCAGCCTACCATATTTTCAATCTGTGGCTGGTACTTCAAGTCCATGTTTCCCTTATTCTTGCCATATGCTGCAATCCACATAGGATATTTCACGCCGCCATACGGCTTGATGTAGGAATTATAGAAAGACTTTCCAGTATACACACCGAATGCAAGCCCATAACTTCTGATAACATCACCGTAAGCGTTGATAATGTCAATCAGCTTGCTTCCCAGTCTTTTCTGACAGTTGTCCTCAACGTCCAGCCATACCATTGTCTCACGACCATTAAGCACTTCTGCTACTTTCCTTGCATCATTTCTAGCCTTTGTAACTGTTGTCGCATAGCTGTAGTTGTAAACGCCCTGTATCGTCAATCCGTTTTCTTTACAGCCTGACCAGTTAGCTTCAAACTGCTTATCACGGTTCAAATCTTTACGGATGATTTTAAGGATGGCAAACTGGATGCCGCCTGCCTTGACTTTTGCCCAGTCAATAGTTCCCTGATATGCCGATACGTCTATACCGATATAACTCATTTTTTATCATCTTCTTTCTTTTTGTGATTCAATTCAAAATTAACTCTCATGGCTTCCAATTTTGCCACGAACAGCTCTCTCTGTCTGTCCATTTCTTCTTCCGATAATGGCTTATTCTTTTCTTCAAGTTCTTTCATAATTGGCTTATCAATGTAACTGCTACGTGCTTTTCTGCCGTTCAAGCAATGGTCAATAGCAACCATAAGGGCAGATATGCCATAAGAGCCAAACATAGCCCATGCATCATTATCTTTTTTCTGATTTTCCAGCCTGTATGCCTTTGCATATGGCTGTAGATCAGTAGGGCAAGACCAGTCTATATCATGTACCGTGAGTCCATACCCCTTAGTGACCAGTAGCCAATAAGGACGTATTTCCTCGCAGTATAATTTCCATGTTAATTCTCGGCTTTCTTCTTGTTGTCCGAGTTCGCCTGTGCTTTCTCCACTTCCTTCTCGAACATCTTTTTTAAAAAACCGTTAGATGTTAACTCTTCCTCTAATTCTGTGAAAAAGTCTGTGATATCTACATCACCAGTATCTACATAATCGCCGACAAGAGAAAAGGCTTTATTCTTTGCTTCTTCGTAGCCGTCATTTGTGTCCATATTGTAGCCAAACTCATCAGAATGGAATTTCTGTAAGCCTACCAGAACCATTTCAGGTACAAATAAAAGCATATTCTCAATCTGTTCCAGATTTTCTTCTGCATCCTGTTTCATATTTACAGTCATTTTTGCTACTCTTGAAAGCAATCTTGATTTCAGTGTCGGTTCATAACCGAATTTGATTGTGTATTCTTTTTCATTTACTTTAATTTTCATCATATTATTTCCCTTTCCCTTACTATTAGTAAGAAAGGGGTCAGTCCTAAGACCGCCCCTAAAATCTGTCTAACTGTTGCTTAGGTAAATGCTACCTTTGTTTCCATGCCCTTGTATTCCTCGATTGTAAGGTTCATTTCAAGGGTAAGCAGCTCATTCTGTGCAAACTCTGGCGCAGGAATGGCTGTAGGTGGCTGTGCCACAACAAAGAAAGCCTTTTCAAACTTAGGAATAATGGTCTCAAACCACATTCTCTTACCACCTGTCAGCGCTGTGTAAGTAGAAATTACCGTTTCCCACTGCGTAAGTGTTTCTGTTGTAAAGTTAATAGTAACTGCAAATGAACCGCCTGTATCACCACGTCCCTGAATGTATCTGGAGACCAAATCTTCCAGTGCAGATGCATCAATCTGTTCATTCTCGATTGTGATACCGCCGATAGCATTAATTCTGTCCAACTGGGTAAATGTATCTGGTTTTGTTCCTGCTGTATCTTCTACGCCATAACCAAACGTAATACCCAGACTGGATAAGCCAGCTATAGTTGCCGCCATATATTACCGTCCTTTCTACCGCTAATTAATGCGGTCAGTGACACACCCTGTTGTGTGCCAGTTAATAGTTATTGTAATGGGTCAAGCGAACCGATTGTTCGTGTAGCCCTAAATGTTGCCGTCCTTATTTTATTGGTTATCGTATAAACAGGATTGCTTATCTCAAACCTTTTCCATTTAAAAAAGTTGATAGCCGTTGCGGTCATATCAACTAATTTTGCCCTGTCTTCTGCTTTTTCACCTTGGTAGTTAATGGTAATCTGAAATGTTGGTCTTACAGCGTTTATTCGCTCGCCTGTTAAATCCTGTCCTGCTTCTGTAGCACCAATCTGTCTCATTAGCACTGTCGGAAACTTTGGTGTTCCTGTGACTGCTTCATCCTGTGTCAAGTAAAGGTTCTTGTACTTGTTCCCATATGCTAACTTCATTTCATGTGAAAACATGTTGAATAACTGGTCTTGCAATCGTAAAGCCCATGAATTATCAATCAACGGTGAACACCTCCTTGGCAGTTTCCATTATCAAGTCTCTAAGTTCATTAGCCGTGTAGTACATGAATGGTCTGCTAGGCATACCCTCTGTAAACCACCATTGACCGTTATCGTCACGGTAAAACCATCCGTAGCGTCCGTCTGCTAATTGTCTTATGGTCTTACCGCTTGCATACTCCCATGTAACACCATCTGGTAGTTTGCCTGGATAAGGGCTTTGTTGTCCGACAATTCCTGTTCCGAACTCTACGAACAATGCTGATTCATCATCAGCTATAACCGAGTATACGCCACCGCCTTTTATATCTCTTATGTGCTCTGAATGAATACTTCTCATCAAATCACCAGTAAATACTGCATCAAGGTCTGTTACTTGCAATCTTGCAATCTCTACGCCCTTTTCAGCAAGTTTTTCAGCTAATAGCCTACATTTATACTCCAACGAATTTTGATAGCTTCTCAGCTCCTTTATGACGTTCTGTACGGATTTCTGTGATAATGTCATGGAGATAACTTTCTTTGCCATACGTCCACCTATATTGCTTCAAGCTCTTTGAATACTTGCAACATTTTAGGAAACTGAATTGCGATCCAGTTAACCAGTTCTTCATTAGATGAATAATCATCTAATCCAGACTCACTAAAAAAAGCATGAATTACTTCATGCCTTAAAACTTCGTTAAATCTTTTTTTCTTTGTTTCCATGAAATCATCATCACACAGCATTGCTCCTACATTTCTAACTGTAATTTTTTTGTCGTATTCTTTACAAAGTCCATCACAATTAGTTTTTTCTAATGTATCGTCAATATCAATGCTATATTCAGTTCCCAAAATATTTACATTCTTCATGTTACCACCTACTTAACAACTTTCTGTAACAGGAATAAATCGGCTGTCAATCCCTCATCAGCTACGCCCTTTACAATGTAATCTGCGCTGTTCTCGTCTGGCAATCCATCATCATTCAGAATGACTTCTGATTTCTTCCATACGATATCACCATTGTTGATAGGCAGATATCCTTTATCTGTAACAATCTGTACATATGATGTACTATCGTCTATGCCGAATTGCTTTACTAATACTTCTGACAGCTTATTACTGATATTTGCATAGAACGTAACTGGTTCAGAGAATCCGCTTACTTCCTTTGTCTTTGGAATCGGATTGCCCTGTGAATCAAGGTATGGTATGAAGTTCCCACTTGCGTCCGTATATCCCTCATACACTGGGTTTCCATATTCGTCAGTTTCCTCAACGGTCACGGTCTGACCCTGCAAGGCGTATTTCATTTTCTGCTTATTAATATCAAGCATTTTTGACCTGTTTGTAAATCTGATTTACGCCTGTGCTTGCAAGACCGCTTACAATTCCTACTGCAATTGCATTCAGAACGTCATTTGCTGGAAAATCAGCAATTACATACATTCCAACTACTCCTAAGATGCCGCCTGCCACACCTACGATAATCGGGATGTAATTATCTTTTACGCTTGGGATTGCTTTAGCCGCAAGACCAATCAAATAAGTAATCACTACGATTGAAACAACCGTAGATACCTGTGCAAAATCCATAATCTATCACTCCTTGTCCTCAAATCTTTTTACAAGCTCATCTATTCTGTGGTGCGCCTGTTTTGCGCTTTCCTCAACCTTTACAATTCTGTTATCATGAGAATTAAGTTCTTTTCTCATTTCTGTAATTTCATTTTTAATGTCTGTCGTATTGGTTGATATAGAATCAAGCTTCATGTTTATTCGTGTGTTTTCCCTGACACGTTCCTCAATTTCTGAATTATCGGATTTCTTGTCTTTCTTCAAATTAAGAAACAAGCTTACCAATCCAAAAAAGACGGAAAAAGCAACTGATATGATGCTTATAATAACTGCTGTTGGCATTGATATACCGTCCTTTCTTTTTAATGGCGCACCGCCCTCCACCTCTTACTGTGCGCCGCCTACGACCATATTACTGGTATCAGTAAAAAGGTCATGCACAATCTTCTTTTTTTCATACAATTCAGAGAGTTTTAACATGCCAAGAAATATCATAATAACATAATATGTCTTCTTTGCTATTCCATGTTCTTGTTATTCCATTTTCTGAATAGCTGGCACTGTAATCCGCTCCTAATTTGTTACGATCATAAAGCGCAAGCTCAACAATAGCTTCTTCTTTCTTTTTTAAGTATTCTTCTTTTTTTGCGCTTGATATTCCAGAAGCATTTATTACTAATTGCTCATTTTGATATAACAGTAACTCAATAAGTGGGTTATCTTCCTTACGATCGAATACAGTAACATCAGACACAATCCCTGTGTCGGGGTCTGTAACTTCCTCCATATGAAATTGTCCTAGTCTGATTTTTACTTTCTGTAAAGTACTGTATTTTTCCATACGGACTCCTTATAACTGCATTAAATCAATAAGCATTTTCTTTAAATCCGCACCGCTAAAGGAATCAGCATTCTCAATTCCTTTTTCTCCTGCTAACTTCTGCAAGTCTGCGGTGCTCATGCGATTAATGTCTGTCTTTGTATATCCAACGGGAGATGCCAGAGAATTATTCTCTGGCACGTTATCTCCTGCCTTGTACCATTTTCCACCACATTTAATAGTGTGTGTTGCTACCACGCTGGATCACCTCCTACGCAACTTTCATAACAACAACGCTATCCATTCCCTCGAATGTTGGAAGTCCAATCATTGATACTACACAATGAGTATTGATTGGATGGTTTGTTGCATATGTGTAAACCGCAATTCCAGTCTCTACTATAGAAAGTGTTCCGTCAGTTAAGCTTCCGCTTCTTTCTTCCGGTGTCTTTCCAAATACGTAGTCGCCAAGGTAAACCCCTGCGCACTGACAAGATACAATTCCTGTTGGAATAAAGTATTTTGTCTGACCGTCAGCAGGGTCAACATACAACTTATCGTATACCTCAATCTCGATTCCATAGCCACGCAGATATTCAGTTACCTGTGACTGCTGTAAACGAATGCCGCCTGTATATGCAGTAATACCGAGAACCTGTTTCTTTGTGTCCTCTGCCTTTAGTACCATTTCCCATGTCTCTGTGTTCATACTGAATCTTGTCAGAGAATATCCAGTTTTCTTTGCAAAGTTGCGTCTTGTCTTGATAAGGTCATCAAGTGGCTTTGCAGTTGCTGGATTGCTCCACTTATCAGAGTCTCCTGTAATTTCAACAAAGTGGTCTTTCTTGTGTGCAGTTCCATTGTCGGAAGTGTAATTTACGGTATATTTGCTTTTCCCGATATGCACATCGATCTTTGGTACACCGTCAGCTGGTGCAAGCAAGCTCCAAATCTGTATCTCTGGTACGACTCTTGCGCCCTCAATCAGCATCATAGGCTTTTTGCTAATCTCACGAAGTACATCATTTGCAAGAGAAGAGTTCTCTGCGTTTCTGTAATTGTCGTACTCCTGTTCCTCTCTCTCTGTCACCATGTAGGACTCACGATAAAAAGGCATCTCTTTTTGGATATCAGAGAAACCTCCAACATCTCTTAACTCTGCCTGTGCATCAAAGTTAGATGCTTTCAGAGAAACCGGAAGTCCGCTCTTACCCTTGATAAATCTAAGGTCAAGGCTTTCCTGCTTTCTTGTTCCAAACTTCTGTCTGCCAAGATAAGGTTGAGAACCTAAAGTTTTTTCGTAGTTATTCCACATTACACCAAGACTTCTTGCTGTAAATGCTTCTGCTAATGGTAATGGCATAATTTGCACCTCTTTCCTTAATCAAAAAAAGTAACTCTTGGGGTTTTGGCTTTTGCTGTTTCCTCAACAGTTACTCCATTCTTTGTAAGTTTTGAATTGTCGATATCGCCCTCGTAAACGTAAGTTCCCGGTGCGTCCCCCATCGTTACGTCAACATCATCAAACAGATATCCGACACAGCTTTCATCGTTTGAGGGAAATGGTGTTCCACCTTTTACGATCTTTCTTCCGTTTGCATCTGCGCCTGTTGCCATTGTCTGCGGAACAATACAAGCGGCTCCCAAATAGGGGAAATGCTTTAAAATACCAAGTCTTTGAGTAAAATCTCTTTCAATAGGCTTGCCCATGATTTTTACCTCCTAAATTACATAATGATTTTTTGCTTCTGTGGTAGCCGAATTGCTTCCAAAAGTAATCTTTTCAGCATTCTCGACATCCGCTGTCTTTGTGTTGTCTTTATTACTGCCAGCAGTACCGCCGCCTGGATTAGTAGAATTGTTTGCAATCTCCTGTTCTTTTGCCTGTGCCGCCGCAGTTTCTTTGTCAGAAATAATTTTTCCAAGAGCATCATAATCCATAGTGCCGTCATCCTTAATAATCTGTGCCGCCTGTTCAGCACTTACATTAAATTTGGTAGCGGCATTACTGCGCTGTGTTGCAATTGCCTGCGCCTTTTCAAGTTCTGCAATTCTTGCATTCGCTTTTTCAAGGTTTTTATTTGCCTGCTCAACTTCTGAAAGATTTCCAGCTTCCAATTCATCCAGCTTTTTCTGCAATTCATCCACATTATCAGCCTTTGCCTTATACTGGTCTGCCTTATCTTTCTCCTTTTTGGTTTCGCCATTGACCTGATTTAGATAATTGCTTACCTGTTCGTCTGTAGGTTCTGCCACTCCGATAGCAATAAGATTCTGTTTTGCTTGTTCTCTTGTCATAAATTACCTCCGATTCACTACGCTTTTTTACGTTGGTTGCTCAACTTGTGATTTCTCCTATTTACCGCATAGGTGCAATTTTATAAAATAAAAACAACTACCGATTATTCCTCGGTAGTTGCCTTATTCTGCTGATTGTTTAATTTTTCCATAACTTCCTGTGCTTTCTTTTCTTCTGCTTCGACATTATCAATGGTTTTCCATAATACATCAAAGTACGGTTTAGAAACTAAATAAGTTTTTTCCGCATCTCCCCAAAGTCCAACTGTTTTTACAGCAACAAGTGGGTGTATGCCTGCCTGTAATAACTGATATAAGGTCTGTGCCTTAGTATACATGTTATCCTGTGGGCTATGGTTGATTTGCACTTCAAAATCTCTCATAGAAAGACCCAAATCATGGTCTTTTATGCGGATAACATTTAAAACCAACTTTGCAAGACGTTTTTCTGCTGTTTTTACAAGTGGGTCTTTTAGCTTCGCTCTGGATTTTGAAAAATCCCATCCGTTTCTTAGTTGCACCGCCCCTTGTGTATCGCCGCCTGTATTACTCTGCTTATTTGGAATTGCCAGAATAGATAAGGCATTATCAATCAAATCTTCTTTAGCAACTTGACATTGCGTCTGGTTCAATTCCTGCGTCATAACATCAACATCACTCTTGTTATCCTTGTTAATGGATTTTACTACAAGAGCGTGGTTTATTTTCATTTTTTTAAATTCTTCTTCGTCAATCTCACAATTTACGAATTTTATCCACGCCTGCACAAATTGCTCTATGCCGTCCATTCTGTTAGACTGCATATTGTTCACAGCGTCCATTATATCTATTACCAATTCGATATCTGATAATCTGGATGGGTTATTTGGGTATTCCACTATAGGAATACTTCCAAAAGCGTGTACTTTCCAGTCCTGCACATTGCTATTTACAATCTTGCATTCATGGGAATCTGTGTAGCATTGTTTATACCAGTTTCCCTCAATATCTTTCAATTCCTGCACTGCAAGAATCGGTTCTCTCGTTGAACGGTTGTAAATAATAAAAGTATTCATAGGGCTGGGGGCTACAATTCTGAACGGTATATCTCCATTAGCAAACTGCACCGCTTTAAATGATGTTCCAGTTGCCGACTGCCACTCTCCAGCTTCTATATCTTTTTCCTGCTTATTAGCATCCACCAGATAATCATTTAATTCATCAACTGCATTGTTGATTCTGTCATCATCTTTACGGCTGATATACTGGACAGGCTCGCCATATGTCTGACCGACCTTAAACTGTACCCATTCATAAGCATGGTTCTCGCAAATTTTATTGATAATATCCTCGTTGGATATTTTTACACGGTATCTGATAGGCTGGTCACCTTTGTAATAATTCCAAAGGTACTCAATAGCCATTTTATTGAAGTAAAAAACTCCTATGCACTGACCAATGACTTTTACAATGTTGTCTTGTGTGATAGTCTCAACATCTGTATATGCAATTTTTCGACCATAACATCCATTGACCAATTCTTGAAAAGTCCTGTTGTTCATTGCTTCTCCTTATACAAAACAAACGCCGCTAGAAGTGGCTCTTTGTGGTAATATTTTTGCTTCTGTCTCTCCTGTGTCATAGTGGTATATGATTCTCTTTTCACATTTGCGGCACTTACAGATTGTATTTGTCTGTGACCGCATATCATGTCTGCCTACCGTTCTATGACATATAGGGCAGTATATTGTTTTCGATTCTGTCAAAATAAATCCCCCTTTTATGCATTAAAAAAGCACCGTCATGAAGACGATGCCTTTTTGAGAGAGGTGTGAAAACTTATTGATTTGGTCTTTAACCATTTTAATAATACTACGCTGTATATAGGACATTCTAGGACAACATCATGATTCAATATACTGTTCACCGTATTTTTTTTCAAATTCCTTTAATGCCCTGCCATGTAGCCTAGTGATATTCCTAAAAGAGTAATTCATTTCAGTTGCTATTACTTCAAAAGTCTTTTTCTCAATATATCTGGCAAACAGAATATTATATACATTTTCATCATCCATGCTGTCAATTTGACTTATGATTACATTTTTCTTTTCAACGTAACCGTCTATCATTCTATCCAGTTCTTTTTCCATTTCATCTATTTTGGAAAATGTAACTCCCATTCTGTCTGGGTCAGGGGAAGTTTTTACACGTTCATCATTCTGTATAGCCGTAACATTGCAAGCCATTTCCCTTAATTGCTGTATTTCCACCAACTTATTATTAATCATCCTGTTAAGTCTGCTTATTTGATTCAGATACTCTCTTGTCTGCATACTCAATACCTCCTAAATGGGTTGTGGACTGCTTCGGCTTTTGCTGATACTCCTGTACGCATTTCATTTTCAAATAATGCTAAAGAGTCTGGTGCATCATCATGTTTTACTTTTCCGCTACGTGTCATAGTGGTAAGTTCTTTCATGAATTTGTAATACTGACTTTGCCTGTCCATTTTCTTAAAATCTCTGAAATAATAATCACGTATGATATTATCTCTAGCGTTTTCCATTCTGGTTATCTTGTTAGCACAGTTGAATTTATATCTTGCGCTGCATCTGCCACCCTGCTTATTTACAATCTCCATTACATCACGACCAAAGTATTCTCCTGCGCTGTTGCTCTCAAATGTAACTGTTTTGACATTGTGCTTAATCAGCATGTTTGCACATTCTGGCTTGGTAAACTGTGTTCCGGCATTATCAAACACTACATCTACGATATAAACCTCGTTGCCGTACACATAGCCAATCGGCATTGAACAACTGTCTTCTCCCTTATCCGCGCTATCACAAGCCGCCATAATCGCATCTGGTTCACGATCAATAGGAAGTTCCTCAAAGTAATTAAGTTCATTCTCTGCAAACATACGCCCTTTTGCTTCAAATGGTTCTTGTTGAAACTCTGCCGCCCACGTTTCTTCCGAAACAAGTTTTCTTTCCTTTTGGTAGTAAACGGTTGTGAATATTTTCCGCAATCCCTTTTTATCTTTTCGATAAATCTCCCAATTGCTTTCATCTGTGATCGGGTCAAGTGCCGGAATCGCAACTTCTTTCCATCTCCACTCCAATTCATCAGCCTTATTCTGTAATGCTGTAATCGGGTCATACAGACTGTATTTTGTACCTTGGATAATAATAGGTGTACCCTCTAATCTACGTCCAAGAACATCATCCGTAACCTTTTCACATAAAAATTCCAGTCTATCCCTGTTTCGTGCTTCCTCATGGTTTTTTACACAGTCATCAATGTATACAAGAACATTTGCTTCGGTACATCCTACGATTGCACCATCAATCGGGCGGCATGTAAATGTCGGGAAAATGTTCTTGCTTTTAAGGTCGATTGATAGATTTTCAGCACTTTTGTAATCTTTTTCTCCTATTTTCTTTGCTTCTGGAAATACACTTAAAAATCGTTGATAAGTACTTTCTGTCTCAAATCCTTGTAACAATCCACCGTAGAATCTCTTAACAAGTCCTTCTCCTTTACCAACACCAAATATACTTCCATCTGGGTCACGACCGCCCATCATCATAGCAAGTCGCAATCCACCTGTAGTTTTCCCAGTACGTTTAGGTTGAGAAACAGACAGAAAATCAAGTTTTCCGTCATAAATCTCCTGGTATGCTCCGACTACAGGTTGTAGCACTTTTCTTCTTGGGAAATAAAATCTTTTCCACGGATCCTTTTCATCAATTTCAATGTAATAAAAAAAGCTGTCTACCAGATATGCGGATTCAAGTCTTAATACCTCATAGTAATTATTTAAGACTGTAATTTCGGTGTTATTATCTCCGCAGTATATTTCTAAGTCGCCAATATGACCGCCGCCTGTGCTTTCCGCAACTATGTTGTCTATTAAGTTTTTTGTTTTCTTGGAAATTTCCAGTGAGAATGGTATGTCTTTGTCATTATACATACCCCACTGTATAGAATTGACATAGGCTTTTATTACTTCTTCGGATTCCCCATTTTTAACAATGTTATGGATTCCTTTTCGCTCTATGTAATTGTCATTACCTTTTAACTGGTTTATTAAATCCTTACTTGCCAAAAAGGACACCTCCGCATAGCAGAAGTGCCTTGACCTCTGCCTATAACTGTTTTAGGTTAGCGACTAACTCCATTTGTTAGCCGGTAAAATTTTTTAGAATGTTGGCATTCCTTCATTGCAAACTGGATGCAATTTGTTTATAAGTGCATTATAATCATCAATTACATACCTTACCGGAATCGTATATGCTTTAATGCCATATTTATTTGCTGTTTCCATTTCAATACAACAGCCATTCCAATCGTAGATCTCACATATTCCCATGAATACATCAGCCTGTGCCAGCTTCTTAATGCTTTCTCCTAAATACCATACAGCTTCTTTGCTGTCTTTAGGTGGGTTATCTTCAATGTAGCTTTCGATAAGCTCTAACTCTTCGCCCTCGTATATTTCAGCAATCTTTTTCATCTTCTGAATACTTGCTTTGATTTCTTCCTCTGTTCTGCCTTTCATCGGCACGCTTACAAATAATTTTTTCATAAAAATTCCTTTCCGCTGATAATCAACAACTAAACATTTACTAATTCATCTGCACGCATTGTCATGTCAATTTTTGTTCCATTTTTATCTCTTGTACTAATAAAAACACATTTATCATCATAGCCTATCTCATGTACAAGTCCAATTTCTGTTTCATCATCTTTAAAATTGTAGCATTTTCGCATTTCTTCAATGCAATTGTTCATTTCTGATATTTTCATAATCTCGCCCCCCCCTCAACAATTTATTTTTATACCATCTGTCAATATCGCAGTTTCCCCATCGGATATTATCTTAATTTTTTCATTCATTCTTTTCAATGATAATCAGCAACTAAATTATTTTTAATTTATTTTATTCAAGCCATGTATTATCCAAATAGTAAAATCCAAATACGCAAGACCCTGTTAAGATAATCCAAAAAATCCAAAACAAAACAATTCCAATTTTTCCGTTTGTTTCCAATCTGTTAATCGTATCATCAATAGATAATCCATTGTAAAAATTTGTTTTATCTGAAATTGTTCCGTCTCTCAAATCCGTAAATATCGTTCCTGTAAATTCTGTTCCTACGCCATAGTAAACAAATTTTACTTTTACATATTCCCCAGATTTCCAACTGTATGTTTTTCCACCGTTTATAGTGTTTATATAATCTGCACTGGGCAAATTAATTTTAGCACACGGAAATACTATTCCAAGGAAAGAGACTTTTTCTGACTGTAAAGATTCTGAATCGTATGTGTCCCACCGATAGTATTCTTCGGTTTCCGTATATTTTTTTCCCTCAGAATCTGTCTTAGTTACTTCTCTTTCATGCTTTTCGCATCTTTCTTCTACTTTTTTCACATAAATGTATTCGCCGCCTATTTCTGGATATGCAACCGTGTCAACTGCTTTCAAGTCTCCATATACAAAGGCGTTACCTGCATTTGTGTTCATTCCATATTGGAAAATATCTGTAGATTCAATATGAATTGCCTTGTTATACATATCATTTTCATCTGCCTGACTTTCTGATATTTTCTCTGAAAGCAATACACCGAAAAGTAACATGATAGCAACAATAGTGATACTTGCAAGTATTTCCATTTTTGTTATCTTAAAATTACTCATAATCAATCTCCAAATAGATTTTGCGGTGCTTTTTCTGGGGCATCATATTCAAGATACTTGTATTCCCGTTCCTCATATCCCAACATATTCAAAAACATTCTTGTGGGAAACTTCCTGACATATCTGTTATATTCTCTGATCTGCTTATTGTAGTTTTCCCGGTACTGTGCAATCAAATTTTCTGTAATAGATAATTCGTCCATAAACTGCTTATAATTTTCATTGCTTTTTAGTTCTGGGTATGCTTCTGATACTGCTGTGATGGCTGTAGTGACATTTTTAATATCTCCTGTAGAGCCACGACCATCTACGATAGCTTTTAATGTTTCTGCTTCATGCTTATCATACTGTTTTACGCAATCTGCAAGATTGTAAACTAGGTCAACTCTTCGTTGTTCCTGCACACTAATATCAGATTTTGCAGAGTCTACAGATTCTTCCAAAACAAAAGCCTTATTCTGCGAACTCTGAACTCCAAATATGCACAAAACAATGACCGCTATTACTCCTGATGCAATTATTGATCCCATTTTCCAGTTATTTTTCATTAATCTTTCCTCTCTTTCCTATCTTGCATAAACCGTATTGTGGCACAATGGACATTCAGCTTTCCATTCGTCACCTTCAATCTGGCATCCGCAATATTCATATTCTCCCTTATCCGCTTCAAATATGGTCTTACATTCCTTACACTCAAAGCGAATAAGTTTCTTAGCAAATTCCAAACTGCCCTCTCTAATTATCTTCATTCTTTCCACCGTCCATTAAAACAACATGCGTTACTTTCCCAGTTTTTGTTACTTGGTCTACTTCCAGTTTTGTCTGAAGCTTATCAATATGCATATCAATATTGGTCATATGCCTAATTTGCTTATCCCCGACACACAAACTTGTACTTCCGTCCTCATACTGTAAAAGTAATAATTTAATCTTTTTGCTTTCTTGCATTTTTGACTTTATCGTTATATCTCTGATAATCACAAGCAAAATAACCGCTATCCAATAGCACGCATATGCTATTTTTCCTAACAAAATATAAAAAATTGCTCCTATTGCACAAGCCACAAAGCAAATAGCAATTATTCTCGCATATTCAATTAATGTCTCTGCTAAAATTTTAAATATTCTTTTCATTTCTCATAAACTCCTCAAAATCTTTTCTACACTTAGGGCATAAATCATATGTTCTTTCAAGAAATTCGTATCTTCGAACATTCTTGATCTCCAGACATATCTCATTGCCTTCGAAAATAGGAACTATGTCTCCATAACTTCCGATTGGCTTAAATTTAACTTCTTTCCTAGATTTAGGTATTATCTCTTTCCCGCACCTGTCGCAAGTGCGCCATTCTTTTTGATGTTTCATTCTTCCACCGCCTTTTAAACTAATCCTAGCATACATAAAATATCAAGTCCTGTTATTCTCTCTGCACCCTCTCTTGTGTGCATAAGAATATCTTTAAGTTTTTCATTTTCTGCATTGCTGTATTTATTTCTATCATACGCTCCCGAAAAACAATAATATTTGCAATATCCGTAGCCTACCCCAAGTCTGTTTCCGTGAATGCTCTTTCCTACAATATCATAATATTTTGGTACTTTTAAAATATCGTATTTTTCATCTAGGGTGCATTCCTTTTGTTCTGCTTTTAACTTTGATTGAAGATATTTTAAAAAACTAACAATATCTTTTTCTGATTTGGAAATGTATAAAATAGTTTCTTTCATTCTCTCAATCTCTCCCAAACACTCTTTTCAAAATCCTGTTATCCTCTTTACTGTTCGCATGGATAACAGGCTCATCACCTAATGTCGTGCAATCAATTATTTCTTCATTTCTGCCTATCGTAACCGTTCCTAGTTGATTAAGTTTTGAAACGTCAATGTTTTCTTTTGAGCCTTTTATCCATTTAACCATTATTCTTCCAACTTTCTACCGCAGATAGGGCAATTACTTGAATTACCGATAGTGGCAAGGTGGAGTCGAACCACCGCATAGAAAACCTCTGCCCTGCTCTGCCTTTTAAGCTATTGCCACTAAGTAAAGGGGAATCCGACTGTAACGGTCATATCTGCGTAAGCTATGGTTCGGGTTTTCACCAAGCGGTCAAGTGTTGTGGGATTTCACTCGACCGATACCAGCCGGACGGTCTCTCACTGTCCTAACTGGTGTAGAGGAGATTACATACCTATCTCGGAAGAAAAGGTAAATGGTGTGTGCGTCCTGTCCAAAATGCTAAAAACAGGACAGCGGCAACGGTAGGTGTCGAACCTACTCAGCATTTCTGCCCTAACTGTTTAGCAAACAGCCCTCTTTACCGATTGAGTACGTTACCTAACCTTGTTTTATAAAAAGTAGCCTTGCATGAATTATCAAGAAATGAAATTCTATTGAAAAATTCTTTTCTTTGTATACCATGTTATCTATAAAAATCCGAATTGTAGGTATAATCACTATTTCATTTTTGAAAATACAAAAATCTTTTCTTTCTAACCGATACATAACAAGTCTACCTTTCTGCCAGTTCTATGTATTTCCCGAGATACCATCATTTTCTCTCTTATCCCTGTGTTCAAATTGGCATTCCAACATCTTTGATATGTTCTGTCGGTCACATTTAATGCCGTGCCCCTGTCGGAACAATTCGCATTCTAAGACTTGACCGCATCTGGAACACTCGTCTGTGATTTGCTTGCCGAATATTAACATGGCTATGACTCCTTACCTGATTTGTAAATAATTGTTATTAAAATCCGATTTTATATCATAAAGTATTAAATATTTTATCTATTGGGTTGTTATTGTTTTTCACAAGCAAATATTCCTCTATTGGTAGTACAGTCCCGTTATTTTTCTTTTTTTGATTCCCATAAGTCATCATATTCTCCTACGTAATGCTTTTCTGTTAACCCATCTCTAAATACTATTTCAGATAGCGTTTCTCCCTTGTGATTTCTAATATCAGCTCTTTTCTGTGTTAACAAATCAACTTTATTTTTGTAAGTCTTTATGTTGTTTGACTTTAAAAATTCCTTAAAGAAAGCAGAGTCTGTCATTTTTGTTTTTTCACCTAGATTAAGTAAATTATGGCATTCTTTTCTTCCTATCTTTCCCTTTAGATAATCCCATAAAATTATCTCGTAGTTTTTTGGAAGTTCTTTTCTGTGCCTGCCCTTATTGTATGATTTTACTTGCCTTACAAGGCTTGCGTTATGTACGCATTTATGACAGCTTACGCAAAGAGGAACAATATTACTAATTTTATTTGTACCGCCAAATATGAGAGGCACAATATGATGATATTCAATATATTGTTTACTCCCGCAATTACAACATTCGTTTCCAAGTTTTTCTTTGAGTTCTTTTTTAAATGTTTTTCTATTAAACTCCGTTTTTAATTTTTTGTAATTTTCTGGTCTCTCAATGTTTTCATTCATTTTTTCAGTTCCTCTAACAGGCTTTTTTGTTTTTAAAAAAATTTTTCATACTTAGAGGCGGTCAGTCTGCTTGTTTTATAAACCCCCTCCCCCCAGTTTCAAAAATCATACAAAAAATCAACTATTCGCAAAACCACTGTTTTGTAAACAATTAACATATGTTCGATAAAACCTTGAAGCCCTTATAAACACTGCATTCTAGCCGTTTTCCTTATCTTCCAGTACTACATTGTTATCCTGTATCTGTCCAATAGTGCCATTAATTGCACCGAGATGCTGCAACTCTGTTAATGATATAGTTGTATCAGATGCCTTTTCCCTGCTAACGCCTGGTAGATTCCATCCATGTTTTTTATTAAGTGACGGCAATACTTTCATGGGATTTATACGCTTGTCATGCAACATAGCTTCCAGAGATTGCTCGTTATCGTTCATAATTTTTTCGTGCAGGTCGAATCGGGTGTTACTTGATTTCCAATTATAGATAGTCTGTTTATCTATCCCTGTCATATCTATAAATCCCTTTAATGTAACTTCCTGACAATGATTATTACATATCCTCTTGTATATATAATTATATATATATAATACCTTATCCTGATTATATTGATTATATGGACTAGGTATATCTTTAAGCAGTATAGTATTATCCTTAAAGACATCTATGTAAATCTCATCTATGATATCGTTCCATATCTGCGGGGGTATGTCACGCTCGTCCAGATCGTTGGCTGCGCAGTATTTGGCTATGATATCTTTAACGATGCTTATACAATTAGATTGGTCTATAGCTTTAATATCTGCCATGTTTACACCTCCTAGAAAAACAAAAAAGCCCTTTAAACCAAATAGGAATACAAACACTGTATATTATAAATACAGCATAAGTAAAACATATTTGCCTTAAAAGGCTTTTCTTGCGTATAAAACAGCTATTATAAGCTGTCCTGTAAATCTTAATCGTGTAAAGCTCTCGTATGAGCTTATATACATAATATAACACATTTTATAAAAATGCAATAGGTTTTTAAAAAAATATCAAGCAGATAATCGGTTGGATAAACGGTTAATATATCCGCAAATGGAAATTTAAACCAATAGGAAAAATCTGTCTTTAAATTTTGAATTTAAAAACCGTTTTGCTCTTAACAGGAAAATTTTTGTTGTCTCGCGCGTATACGCGATATATAACCTATACTAACTTTACCTAACCTATACTATACTACGGATACAAGCTGTATACATTCTGTATCCAAAACGGTTAAATCGGTTAAAATTTGGAAACATTTACAGGTTTAAAACGGTGGTTTATCTGATAGTTGTATGTCGGTCAGGGTTGGCTCTTGCTCTACAGGCTTAATGATGTACGTCTTCCTTGCGTTTATCTCTTCCTGTAGCTTCAATAACCGCATACGGTTGTCTGTCTCTTCCTCTTCTGTCGGCACATGCTTCTTAAATGCCCCAAAATCAATTTTAATATCGCTGTCGATAATTTTATCGTCAAATTCATTTTCATTCGTCCTAGTCGATTCTGTGACGTTTGAGAGGTATTCTGTATTGTTACATAAACCATAATTAGCAAGCCTATCATCAATACAGCTATTTATAAACTCTGTTATAGTTCTATATCCATGTTCTTTTGCTATATTATTAATATATTCCTTATCTCCTGTCTTACGTAATATAGTTATTCTATCATATTTTTCTTTTTGGTAATCATTGATATAGTTATAAACGGCTTTCTTTTTATCCATAATCCAACCACTCCTTTATATAGTTATAACTTAGTTGTAACTATATATAATTATATCATATATTTCCTTTAAATACAATGTTTTTACATATAGTTATAACTTAGTTATAAATTAGTTATAACTATATATGCATTTTATATATGCATACTATGTATAATGCAAACAAAAAGCACCCTGTCGGATGCTCTTGCAAATCTTTTAAATATGTGGGTCGTATCTTGGAATCGTGTCCATGTCTATAATCTGTACTTGTCCTTTATCGTCCAACTTAAATGCAAACATTATACCGCCCGTGATCGTTACGTCTGGCATATCTCCATTTTTAACAGGTAATACGTTGTTATCCCAAAGATACAGCGTATTATATCCATGTCTATACATGCCCTTTAGGATGTCGTAAAAGATTTTAATTTGCACGCCTTGTTCCCGACTAACCAGATATATATTACGTTGGCTGGTCATGTAAGGTTTTTTAGGGTTTATGCTGTACCCAATCGGCGCTCCAACGTCCTGCCCTTTGCTATATTTGGTTTTGCTTATGCTCTTATCGTACCAATTAGTAAGCCCAGCTGTTCGGTATTCCTCTGCTGTACCGGGAAAGAATATCTTTACAAGTCCTTTATGTTCTAGCCCGAATGCTTTTATATTCTCTCTTACAAAATCCCTGTACCACTCTTTATCCTCTGGTAGCTCTAATACATCGTAATAATTATAAGTGTCTTCCATAGTTAATTTTTGCGTGTTTTTGCAAAAGAATGTATAAATATTATTACTGGTAATTAACTTGCTTTCTACAGGTTTATTCATGGACACAAGACCGCTGTAGTAGTCCATACTGCGATACTTTCTGTTAAATTTCATTCTGCGCTCGTTTATTACAATATAGGTTTTATCCGGATTGACTATTACATAATTACCTACTATTGGCTTATGCCAAGATAACGCCAATTCTTCCAGTTTATCTGACCCGATCATGTCTATTGCTTGATGTATCATTTTTTCTCCTCACGCAAAGAAACCGCATACAATTACGGTTTCTTTGCTATATAGCTTGTTTTAAATCAAATAAATATCTGTTATCTCCACAACAGCATCTCTTAATGCTTCTGCGGCTTCGTCCAAATTTGTATATTCTTCGTATTTTCCAATTTCTGGTTCTACCTTTTCACCGCATTCTACGATTTTAAACAAGTAGTTAATGCCGTCCGTTCCGTTTACCATGTAAGAGCTACTATACTCTTCTCCGACATGGTAATTATATGGGTCTATGCCTGTTTCACTTTCGCCATCCCAGACATCCCAAAGTCTTACAACATCCCCAACCTCTAAATCTGGGATAGTTGTATCTGTACGCTCGCTCTCCTCGATTAACTGCATTGCTCTCTTTACTGTTTCATTCATAATCTTTTTCCTCCTAATTTTAAATTTTTATTGACTAATCAAACCAATTATAATACTATATATACATAGCTTTGCTATTGCGTAGCATCCATGATGTGCTACACAGTCGTTTCCGTCAACGGGGAAACGTTGGATTGAAACAATATTTTTTAGAAAAAGGTACAGACTAGTCTGTACCTTTTTCTATTCCATGCAGCCATCTTTTAAAAACTTGAATCCGGCTGGATTTTCTTCTATTAGTCCTTCATCTTCGAGCGACTCTAAACATTTGCTGTAGAAATAATTTAAGTTTTCCTCCCATGTCCCTGTCATCCATTTGGAATGAGTAATTTTAAATTCAGCGAATACATTATATTCTGGATATTTTTTGTCAGAAAAGCTAATAGGCTCTGAATAAATGTTACCAGAACTTACAAAAGCATATACTTTTGTAGTTGTCTTACTTTCTTTTTTTGTACTCTTGTCTAAATAGATTACATATTTCTTCATGTTTCATTCTCCTCTCTTATTCTTCCTCATCCTGTGTCATGGAATCCCATGCTACAGGGTTTCCATCTTCATCCCACTCTGTTTCCAGCTCTCCACCATCTAACAGGATGGCAAGCTCTTGTTCCGTATAATCCTCGCTGCTTTTCACAGCGTTGTTTTTATAAAGACACCCATCTTTGTAGGTGTCAATCGAAAAATTTAAAACTGTCATAGTTTCCGTCTCCTCTCTCTTTGCTTGTTTCCTGTTCCTTGACTATACTGTATCATATTAGTGCTTAATTGTCAACACTTAATTAGTGCTTAATTCAAATTATTTTTTCATTTTGTCCATTCTTTCCAGTTCTTCCAATATTAACTGTCTTGCAAATGCGCTTGTTTTTAGTCCATATGCATTTATTCTGTCTACTGTGCCTTGCGGTAATATTATGTTTATTCTGTCTCTGCTTTCCATACATTTTTTTACTGCTTGCCTGTTTTTTAGTGCTTTTTCATTTTCCGTTACTGACATGCTTCAAACCTCCTTTGCATTGTTATAACTACATTATATATATTAGTGCTTAAATAGTCAATAACTTTTTAGTGCTTAATAATGATGCACAATTTCTGATATAATATTAGTGCTTAATTTTGTGTGTTTTGTCAATATACATTAGTGCTTAATTTATGTATAATACAAGTATCAAATGAAACACAGAAAGAGAGGACGACAACATGAGAATAGTAAAAATTGAAAACAACAAAATTTATAGCACTTCTACACTTTGTGAAAAAACTGATATTTTTGAAATCGTGGAAAAAATTCCTGTCGGCTTTTTCGTATGGAATATCGGCGAAAACATGGGAACACATGAATATATTCCAGTTTGCGAAGATTTACACCCAGAAGACAAAGACAATTACGAGATCAACACGGCAACACTTAAAGCCGTAAAAGTTGCACCGGATGAATGGGAAAAACTCAACAAAGCGGCATCTTGGGGAGTTGGAAACCTCAAGCAAGCAGAAAAAGCCTTAAAGAGCAAACGCCACGGCTACACGTCCGAAAGAAAAAGAGCTGCCGCAGAACTCACAATTGAAATTTTCCGCAGAATTTGCGAATAGCCGAAACGCTCCGATTTTGGAGCGTCAGCCGTGGGATGGTCTCCCGGCTCTGATGATGGCAGACCAGAAAACGAAAGAGAGGTTTTGAACATGGAAAAATTAAAGAGATTGCAGAAAAAGTTATCTGGATGCGGATATGATGCAGAATTAATTACTGTTTACAACCGCAACGGCGAAGATGTTCCTGCATTGCGTATAAATACAGACTACGAAGGACAGTACCCAACTAAAGAGACGCACACGAAAATAAATGAGATTAGAAAATTGTGTAAAAATCACGTTACAGAATGTCGTGGATTTTATACCGCTGTATTTATTTACTAAATGCGAATAGTCGAAACTAATAAACCCAAGTGTTATACAGGAATTAGAAAACAGCGGATATTCTGTATATTATTCGGATGCCTGCGAACTAGGCACAAAATACGACTATAGCAGTCGTAAAGAATACAAGATAAATATTTAGAACGATTTTATAAATTACTGGGGTAAGAATTAACTTTACAGTATATGTATAAAATGATATAATTTTCAGAAAAAAGGAGAGGTGTAACATGACAATCAGAGAATTTGCAGAACAGAACAAAGAAAAGTATGCTTGCATGGACTACGTGCTTGCAGATGATGTGATTGATTTACATAATCAATCAGTTCCAAAGGAAGAAAATAAGGATATCGACGATTGCGAAGTTGTCGATATGAACATGTACGAGTACATACTGTACTTAGAATTAGATGACCGTGCATGGGAAGATTTTGACGAAACGGACGATGAATTAAAAAAACGTATTGAAAAAATCAATGCGGAAAATTACGAATACAGCAAAGACGACAAATTTGCCGTTATCTTCGCAAATGAGTAGTGATAATACGCCCAAAAAGGGCAAGAAAAAGCCTGTTATAAACCCATTGACAGGCAAAGAATTTAGGTCTGAATTAGCCCTGTGCCAAAGCGCAGGGCTACCTGTGCATACTTACTATTACAGACGTAGCAACGGCATGTCTATAAGAGAGACTTTGGAAAAGGGGTACGCTTCCAATAGACCAATCCCATGTATAGACCCACGGACAGGCATAGAATACAAATCGGAACGTGCTCTTTGCCAAGCATTTGGAATTAAAAGACCGACATACGAGCACAGAAAAAAAAGAGGATGGACGTTAGAAGAACGGATATACGGGAAAGAACAAAAAAGTAAAAGAGGGGAAAAATTAAATAAATAGTTTTTAGAGTGGACAAGCTCCGCTCTTTCCCCGGTTTCCCGTTACCGTACAGTGCTGTGTGTGCGTTATCCGTTCATGTAGCCGTATGCAGCAACCGTACCTTGACAAGTACATAAAACAGGCGTAGAGTGTTTATAACTATATACGTGCTATAAGTGTACCCTGTAAGTTTTAAACTGCCTTACAGTGGCTTACAGTGCGTTCTGTTGGTATATCCGTTATGCGTCTATGCTCTATAGCCACCAGATACACGCACTTTAGCATTGTAAAGTTTTGCATTCATTTTCTGGTCGCAATCTTCCAAATATCGCACATAAAGCTGGTCACGTTTCCGTTCTGGTTTTTCCAGTCCAAAAACCACCCCAGGGGGGTTAAAAATTTTTCCGAATGTTGCGGAAAATCCGAACAAAATTTTGCTTCAAAACCGTTCTGAAAATACCAGTCAGAAAAGTACCATAGGGGCGGTCAAATTTGTTTCAGAATATTTTTTTCTCCTAGAGATTTTTAGGTACACATCTTTTTTTAGCATTTTTCTGTGGAAATTTGAAATTTATTTGCAAAAATCAATCTCAAATTGCATTAGTACGCAACTTTGCCAGCAAATCATCTAACAGATATATTATCTCTTTCCCATAATCAGCCATGAAATTACACAATCGTTCTTCTAAATCTATAGGTATAGACACATCATGTGCAAAGCACATAACATGAGTTAGTTCATGACAGATTACACGTTCTGTCATGTATGCAGACATACCGCTTGCGATTGATACTGTCTTAGTGTTGTTGTCTGTAACTCCAAATGTGTACGCTCCGTCACTGCGCTGTAAGTCTTGGCTATTGGCAGGAACAAAAGCTAATTTCCATGTTTGACCGTTTACCGTAAAATACATAGCATACTCCTAACTAAAAAGGCTAGAGTTATTAGCCCTAGCCTATTTTCTTACATCTTAGCCGCAAGTGTGGTAATCCTTGTCTTTGCCATTTGCCGCTCTTCTGGTATCATATACGGCAGCAACTCTGTCAAATCCTCGGATAATTCTTTCAGATAGCTTTCCAAGCTGTGCATATTGGCTTCTTTGTCCTGCGGGGTAGTTCCTTTGTGCATTTCCTTTGTCTCCATGTAGCCTTTACGCATCATGCCAGCTTTGCCCTCTCTGCTGTCTCTCATACCGCCGTCTTTGTGCATGGGTTCTGTCTCGGTATAGTACATACGTCCTCTTGATGCCCTGTCAAGGTCACGCATACGCTCACGTTCAGACATGGAATCCCAGTCCTGCAAATCTTCCATGTTCATCATGTGCATATATGGCGGTTCTTCATAGCCACGTCTGCCAACGTAACTACCTTTGCCTTTAGGCGCATATCTGCCAGTAGTCTTATAACGGTAATCGTCATAAAATCTGCGGTCAAGAATTCCCAGCGCATCTTCAACGCCAGATTCTTCCATGATGTTTGTCAATGTACGGTAATACATGGCTTCCGCAAGGTCTTTAAGCATATCCGTTACTTTTCCCATCTCATCCGTATTCACGTTCTCAATGCCTTTTTCAAATTCGGACTTTGCACATTCAGACAGTTTTTCAATCATATCATGCATTCTCTTGATATCCATAATATACGCCCCCTTATTATGCTTCCCTTGTTGCGATTAAGTTACTGTTCTGCACCTGTATTGTCTGTGCAGACGTATTTTCAACAGATACTGTGCTACAGCATCCCTTTGGAACATCAATGTATGCCTGTGCGCTGACGTTAAAAAGATTCTCGACAGCCGCAGGGCTAACTATCATTCTTGTTGACTGCAATGGTTCTCCGTCTACAGAAATAGCAAGTGATATGGAATCCACTGTACCGCCTGTAGGTATCTGTATATTCCCCGAATATCCCACAAGATATCTTGCCCTGCACTGGTTTGTGATTCCCCTTAATTTAATGATTCCACTGCCCTGTCTATGAACAATGCAATTTGTACCGTTTACTGCTGTTTCTGTGAAAGCTACATCCTGTCCAGCTTCTACCGTCTGTAATGCAATTGCTGTAATTTCCATAAATTTACCTCCATAAAATTGAAAAGGGCAGACTATACTGCCTGCCCTTTAGTTTCCTGTAACACTGCTATACGCAGACATAATCTTTGATTAAGTTACCGATATTCTGTTGTTAGCATCCACAGCCTGTATTGCATCCACATCCGTTGTATGCGTAACCGTAGAGGTTAGATGCAGGGAATGCCGGTACAGGTGTCGGTCTTACAGCGTCAATAATCTGGTTTGTCTGTGCGCTCATCGCTGAAGTCAGAAGTGCATTCTGTCTATCCTGTGAAGCAGCTCTTCTCAAATCGTTATTCTCTGCCTGTAAGGTTGCGATCTTGTCATTTGTCAGGAAGTCAAGAATTGCTCTTGTTCCTGCCTGCTGGCTGTCGATAATGTCTCTTGTATTACTGTTCATGGTGTTCTGCAAAGCACAGGTGTTAGTTGCTAAATTATAATTAATTCCCTGAATAGCTTCACGGGTTTCACAGCAACAGTTAGCAAGCTGTGTCTGCAAAGCATTTGTATTCTGCATATTAGCAACCGTATCAGCGTTGATCGCCTGCTGGATGCCGTAGCCGGTCTGTAAAATGTTTGTGTTGATGCCATTCATGCCGTTTTGTACTGCATAGAATCCGTCACAAAGTCCGTTTGTAATGCCATCAAGTTTTGACACAACCGCCTGATTATCAAATCCTCTCTGTAAGTCAGCCTGTGTAACTGCACTTGTTGAGTATGGTGTCGCTCCACCATTATTGCCATTTCCCCAGCCACCGAAGCCACCGCCCCAGCCACCGAAAATTGCAAAAATTACAACTATAAACCAAAGCCATCCACCGTCAGCCCAGTTACCGTTGCCATTTCCGTTTCCGTCAATATTCGCTACTAATGGAACGGATGCACAATTGTTTGAAAACATACTTTTTACCTCCATTAAATTTATTTCTAATCTTGCAAGAATTAGCTTTTATAAATTAAACTGTTTTTTAATTTGGTTCATTGCTTCATCGGGATTCAATCCCTTTTCTTTGCACAAATTCCTAGCCATCTGCTCAATGCCCTTAGTGTCTCCGTTCTGTGCCATCTGCATAGCATTCTTGGCTATTGGATTCTGCATTAACTGGCTGTTCCCCATAAGCTGTTGTACCATCTGCTGTTGGTTTCCACTTTTCATCATTTGCATTAACTGCATAGGATTAAACATACTTAATCATCCTTTCTCTGTGACTGTGAAGTTTTTCTTTGAGATTGCAAAGATTTTTCTAATTGACCTAGCCTGTCAGATATTTCCTCGAATTTATCCATAATTCCCTGTGTTGCTTCATCTGATAGATCGCATTTCAATTTTTCTGTATCGGTCGGTACATTCTTAGGATCGTTATCCAAAACAGGCTTATAAGTAACTGTGCGGATTGTACCGTCTGCATTCCAGCTCTTGGCATATACTTCTGACAAGTCCTGCTTTGGAAAAAACGCAACACTACCGTCCATAGGTACATCATTTGCTGTTATCTGACTCATCTCCGAAATTATTTTCCCGTTAATTCCCTGTACAATCTGGTTTTGTTGGTAATTGTTTGGTATATTCTGCTGATAATCTATTGCTCTGTTTTGCACTTGTGACAGTGGGTTATAATACTGCGGATAGCCTTGCTGGTTCTGCTGTAGGTAATATGGATTCACATACGGTTGCATATTGGTTCTCCTTTTTCAACTTTTCAGTCTCATATAATATGTTCGTATCATCATAAGATAGGTATTTAGTAATCTGTTCCTGCTGATTGCATATTCTCATTAACATCTTTTAATACTTCCTGTATCGCATGGGTCATGGCTACTTGGTAGATTGTCGGTATCGCCTGTACATCTTCCCTAGCACATAACTTTTCTATGATTTCGTCCGTTTCAATATTCATGGGTTATTCCTCCCTTTGTAATTATCATAAAACAAAAAGAGCCATTAATAGCGACTAATAATTGCCACTATAATGACTCAAAAGTGTAGTAAATATGCGCATTAGCACTAACCCAATACCATAGGTATGGTACTATTTTACTGCTAAATTAATATACCTATATTAGCAGTAAATATATACCATAGGATAGCATTATTGTAGTGCTAAA